TGTTGGAGCGGCATTAAGAGTAACTGATCCTGGGAATACTACTGCACTTGGAAGTGATAGTGTGATATCTCCAGTTGTTGCACTTACTGCAATTTGGCTGGTAGTTCCAGAAACACTTGATACGCCTGATGTGATGCTTACTGATCCACCAAGAGAAATTGCGCTTCCATTAATTGTAATAGAAGAGTTTGTAAGTTTTTCGTTTGCAATTGATCCTGCAAGCATTGTGTTTGTTACAGATCCTGTATCGCCTGTTGTTACTACTGTACCGCTTACGTTAGGCAATGTAATTGTGCGATCTTCTGTTGGGTTTGTTACTGTAAGTGTAGTTTCGTGAGCATCTTCAGAAGATCCTTCAAAAACAATACTTGAATCATTTAATGTTAAACCAGTTACAACTGGTGATGTAAGAGTCTTGTTTGTAAGAGTCTGTGTTCCAGATGTTGTTGCAACTGTTGAATCAATTGCTACTGTTACACCAGTAGAACCATTATAAGATGTTCCAGAAAGGCCAGTTCCAATTGTTAATGCATCTAGGTTAGTTCCTAGTGCCTTGCCAGAAATAGTAGAGTTTGTAAGTGAGCCATTTCCAATATTTGAAAGTGTATTTGTAGATCCAGAAATAGACTTATTTGTAAGAGTATCTGTTGTTGCCTTACCTACCAAAGTATCTGTAGCATTTGGTAATGTTACTGTTACATCTGATGTTGGCTCTGTAACAAGAAGGGTTAATTCAAAATCATCAGGTGTTGCACCTTCAAATGTAATTCTGTCTGCAAATGTTGGTGTTGTAGATACTGTTGCAGTAATCTTTCCTGATGTATCATTATATGAAAATGAGATACCGCTCTGAGAGCCATCAAACATGGCTGCTGTGGTATCTTGTAGAAATTCTGTAGAGGCTTCTGTAAGGACTGTTGATCCATTTACAGTAGCCGATGCGCCTTCAACTACGAGGCCATTTTTAATGCGAAAGGCTTTGTCGACTGTAGCCATTTACTTCTCCTTTAGGTCAGGCCTTCAAACCTGTACGGTAGAACCGTATGGTCATCGGGCTTAGTGCTGGTGTAACTGTCATGCTAATTGTACCAGAATTTAAATTAGCAGTGATATTTCCTACATTGCTATTGGTGTTAGCAACAGAGGCAAATTCTGTAATATTTTGATTGGTACCATCAAAAACTATGTTTATTTCTGCGCTTCTATATGAAGAAGATCCAGCATGGGACATTTGAACCATGTACTTGATTGTTCTCCAGGTAGCAGTGTCTATTGTGTCAAATACTGTTGCTGCTTCAATACCGTTGATTGTGACCGAGTTGTTTCCATCTCCACCTAAAGAGTCTGCTCTGTATGCGGTGGTATCAATTAGGTCAGTAAAGTCTTCTCCGTTAGGTCTATCACCCGTTTGAAACTTTGCTTTTAATTGATTTATTGGTAGGACGGCCATATCATTGATTATATCATAAAATATAGTTATTTAATCCGATGATGGCAATGCCAATCGGGGGTACATTGCTAGGACTGTATCCTGGAACCTTGATATTAGTTATTCTTATTTTAAATGGTAGTTCGTAAAGGACAATAGACTTTCTATTTTTGCAGGTAGGATTAACCTTAATCACCCTTTTGCTCTCAACATTAAGAACAGTGGCTTTTGCCATTAACCTGTTATATCCTCTACCATCAAAACTTTGCCTTGCAAGACTGTCCAAACAACTGCATTGCCGCTGTTAGCCATCTGAATATCAAACTCATCATCTGTTTCTAAAAGTTCTGTTTCATCACTTGCAAGATATACTGTAAACTCTCCTGGACCGTCGTCTTGGTCTGCATCTGGAGTTACTGTTAAAATAACAGCAGATGTAGTTGATCTAGCAAAGTCCATTGTAATTGTCCAGTCTTCAATTACTAGTGGCTCACCAGTATCATCTTGTACATACATCTTAAAAGATGCTGTGTCTCCTCTAACAATTGTCCAGATAGATTGTGGTGGCTCTGAACCAATTTGATAAGGTGTTTGATTTCTATATTGTGCCATTATGCTAATCCTGCTTTCATTGATCCCCACGTACCATTGCCTTTAAAAGATCCTACAAGAATAATACCAGTAGTGCTATTTGATTTTGCAACAATTCCAACTACTCCAGAATTTGTTGTAGCAGTAATTGGCTGAGTTGCTGTAAGACCACCGCTTGATCCAACATATAGCCTATCTCCAGCGGCATATGAAGAAGTATTAATGTCAGTAAATACACCTGATATAACAACAACTCCATCACTACCATTGCCAATTGCAGATTGTGCTAATCCAATTACTGGAAATGTTGCAATAGTGCTTGCTTGTGATTTTGTTATTCTTGGTTTGCTGGTACCAAAACCTGATATGTATACAGGATCACCCTTAGCAATAGAAACACCACTATTATTTACAACTTCTAATGTATGATAAGGTAATCCAAGAGTTGGTAAAATAACCTCAATACGCTCAGCAATTGCCTGTAAATCACCAGCAACATCTACTGGAGAAGAGTTCGTGGGATAAGGAATGTCATAGACAGGAGTTTCAGCCATAGTCTTATTATTATACCATTTGTCTAGGCTTTTTGGTTAAATTACATATGCCATGTGCTGGTCTTACGTTGTCTAGTGTGTCTGGTCCTCCAAGGGCTAGATCAACAACATGCTCTATGTGTAGACCTTTTTCCCATCCTGGTTTACCAGATTTTCGACTAGCGTTTAAATCAACTGGTTCATTGCAAAGATAGCAAGTAGTTCCGTAAATAGACAAAACATCCAATTCGCTATATATTTCAAAACCATTGTTTAGTTTAGTTGCTCTGCGTCTACGATTCTTTGCTCTAATTTTATCCATATTGTTTTGTGCCCATTTATTTTTAGATTCTTTAACTTTATCTAAATTATTGCTTTGCCATTTTTTTGAGGCAATTGTTGCTTTTTCAATATTAGATATATACCATTTTTTTGAATTATCCTTAATTACACTATCATTGTTTTTATAATAATTTGCAGACTTTAAAGACTTCCAGGTTTTGCAATTTATGCACCTGCACTTATCATACTCATATGCAGTTCTACAAGATTTTTGCTGATTATCACTCTTAGTATAAATAAGGCATTTATTGGTATCATTCTTCATACTTTATTCTACCAGATTCTTGACTAAATGCCCCAAAACATGCTATACTTTATATAGTGCTACTGCGAAGTAGCATTTATAGTTTGGAGGAAAACTTGAAAGAAAGCAAAATGCTATCGGGGGTTCTTGTAACATTGCTCACTCTTACCTTGCTAAACAACGGTCTGAATGTTGCACACGGTACAAAGAACAACTTACTAAGTGAACAGGCCTTGACTACTACTTTAACCCCTACAGGGGTTTTTTTGGTATCTAAGCCTAGTAATGATGTAATACTTGAAAAATATGCTAATTCTACTTCACTTACTGATTCACAACTTGTTGAATTGTTAAAGGCTGTAGGATTCAAGGGGGAACGCCTAAAGACTGCCTGGGCTATTGCAAAGGCTGAGTCTAATGGAAGGCCGCTTGCCTTCAACGGTAATGTTAACACTGGAGATTCATCTTATGGTGTTTACCAAATTAATATGCTGCAGGACCTTGGTCCTGATAGACGAGATAAATTTAACCTAGATCACAATGTAGATCTTCTTAATCCTGTCATTAATGCACAAGTTGCATTTCACATGACTAAAGGTGGAAAAGACTGGAGTGCTTGGTCATCCTATAAAAAGGGTGCTCATTTCAAATGGTTAAAGAGATTTCCCAATAATTTAATTTAAGGGATAAAAAATACCCCCATTGAAGAATATTCTTTGGGGGTTATTTTTTTATTTAATTATTAAGCAGGATCTTCTTCCATAGCAGCAAGAATTCTTGCATCATACATTTCTTGATTTTCGCTTGCTATGTTAATTTCATATAAATAGTCAAGAGTAGGTTTAGTAAAATTTGTACCATCATAACTTGAATAAAGATCTGGTTTTTTAGAATCACCTAACCACACATAAGAATCAAATCCGTGGTCTGCTTTAACAAGGTCGGCAACTTCTGTATTTTCTGATTCAAATACAGCAATTAGCATTACCCTACCATCTTTTAAAAATGCGTAATGTTTTTCCATAATTAACTCCAATAACTAATTAAACAGTAACCTGAACCACCATTACCGCCTGTTCGTGCAACTCCTGCAGCGCCATTGCCACCATTACCTGAATTTGCAGGGGAATTTGATCCAGCAATGTTATTGGCGCTTTGTCCAGAACCTGGATTACCCCCTGCTCCAAATCCGAACAAACCAGCACCTGGAGTACTAGGTGAATAGCCATTCTGGCTGTTACTTCCAGAACCACCAGCACCACCTCCAGCAGTTGATCCTGATGAATTATTATTTCCGTGACCTCCGTTTGAACCACCAGTTACTCCCGCAATTGGTGAAGCAGCATAATTAGTTGCAATACCGCTTTGATTACCTCCGCCTGGTGCATTTGTGCCAGAGTTTCCTGCTCCTCCTGCTATCGGGTCAGAGCCATTTCCTTGCGAACCATAACCACCACCACCAACAGTAATTAAAGAGCCAAATGATGAATTGCTTCCATTAGAACCAGGTGCATTATTAACTCCTCCATTTCCGCCTGCTCCAATAACTACTGAATAAGATGTTGCAGGTGTAACTGTTAAAAATTTTTTAACTACTTGACCGCCGCCACCGCCGCCGCCGCCAGCATAATTAGCATTGCTACCACCGCCGCCGCCGCCACCAGCAACAATCAAACATTCAATAGTTGTTACCCCTGCAGGAGCAGTCCAAGATGTAGTGCCAGATGTAAACTCTTGAAATTTCTGAGTTAATGCTGCTGCGCTTGGCGCAGGAATTACTGCAATACCCATATTAAGATACCTCCACACCAGAAATGTGGAAATTAATTGTTGTTGCAGAAGCAAGACCTGTAATAGTTTGTGCTGCAGTTAATACTTGTTTTAGATCAATATATACCGTTGAATTTGCAGCGATAGCAGTTGTTGTATGCAATGCAACTGAATTAAGTGCAAGTGTAAATGTACCAGCGCTTCCTGCTGTATTTGTTACAGCAATATTTGAAACTACTGTAGTTGTTGAAGCGGGTACTGTATATAGTGTTGTGCTGCTTGTTGCAGCAGCGGTACGAGCAAGTACCTTAGTTGCTGTAGCCATTAGTTACTACCTTTCATGTTAGAGTGCTCCCATAAGAAGGAGTGTTAATTCATCTATAATACTTCCTGGTGCATTTGTTCCAGATAATACTATATCTCCAGAAACGGTTAGGCTTGTTAGTGTACCAGTTGAAGTAATAGATGAAAGGTTTCCTGTTGTTATTACTGTACCGTCGACATTTGGCAAAGTAATTGTTCTATCTGCTGTAGGATCAACTACTGTAAGAGTAGTTTCATTAGCATCTGCAGTAGAACCTTCAAAAACAATACTTGAATCATTTAGTGTTAAACCTGTTACAGTTGGTGTTGTAATAACAGGACTTGTTAAAGTTTTATTAGTCATTGTGAGAGTATTACTTGTTGTTGCTACTACTGTTGTATCAACAGAAAGTGTAACTGTTCCTGATGTACCGCCGCCTGAAAGACCAGTTCCAGCAGTTACGCCATTGATGTCTCCATCATTTGCAACCCAAGCAGTACCATTATAAAATTGAATTTGATTAAGTGGTGATCCACCAGCATCTTGTCTTACAAATGCAAGAGTACCTGCAACTGGTGCAGTTAGTGCTGCATCTCTAGCAGCAGGATTTAAAAAATTATTAAAACCATCTCTTAAAATAACAGTAGCATCAGTAGTTACAGTATTTAAAAATGTTTGTGCGCCAGCCCACTCGTATCCTGCGGCGGTATCAATCTTGCCACCAACGGCATACCAAACACCATCAGTAGAAGTTGCTCCAGCCTGGAACATATATGTTGGTTTGCCTGAATAATCAAATGTAATTGCCATGATTGTATTATAGCAGAATTATTCTACTATGCCCCGCTTTCTAGTAATTGCCAATTAAGGTCATCTTCTACCCACTTATAAGCACCGCCATCAGTTGGGTATGGGGTTGGTGGTTCCCATCTACAAGTTTCTTCATCTAATATCCAAGAATTAAAAGGTTGTGGAGAAATAAATGCATCTCTGTCTTGATCATAATAATAACCAACTCCTGCATAATTTTTACGTATATTTCCATTGTAAGAAGTTTTAATCCATGTACCGCCAAGATTATCTATTAACCATTGGTATCCTTCATCAGGATCATTATTATCTCCAACAGTTACACGAATAACAATATTGTTTTCATCTATCTCTGCCCAATGACTCATACTGCATACCTCACAATTACAATACCAGATCCACCGTTGTATGGTATTGAATATTGCTGTGATCTCCATCCACCGCCACCGCCACCAGTATTTGCTGTTCCAGCACTTCCAGCAGTTCCATAAGCACTACCACCTGTTCCTCCACCGCCGCTTCCTCCAGCGGCTCCAGAACCTTGGGCAGATGCTCCACCGCCTCCACCTGCAAACCAATAAGTTCCAGAAATATTTTGGCCAGATGTAGTAGCTGCGCCCCAAGTTGACCAAGTTGATAAACCAACTCCACCAGGATTACCAGGTGCTCTTTGAGAAGTAGAGTACCTATCTCCTCCAGCACCTCCTGCACCACCTCCACCGCCGCCACCAATGCTAAATATGTCGTATGCTCCATATGATTTTGCCGAAACTCCGCCACGACTTCCATATCCAGTACCACCACCAGAGTTTCCTTGATTAAAGTTTGTTGGTGTTCCTGTTGGATTTCTTTGGCTTCCACTTACTTGATAACTATGAGAAAATCCGCCTCCAGATCCTCCAGTCAATCCATTACATGTTGAAGGTGGAGTACTTCCGCTACTTGTATAAGATGCAGCACCTCCACCGCCTCCACCATTTGCTATTATTGTTCCACCAAATGATGAAGGATCGCCATTTCCGCCTTGTGTCTGGTCTGTTGTTTTTCCAGTACCGCCGCCGCCAACTACAATTGCATAATTATTAGTAGATGCTGAAAATGATGAATGATAAACTACTCCACCAGCACCGCCACCTCCACCTGCTGGTCTTCCAGCACTACCGCCGCCTCCAGCAATTACCAATACTTCAACACTCTTGCTTCCTGAAGAAACTGCAAAAGTTCCATTTGCTGTAAATTTATGATATTTAAATCCGCCAGATGTTACTTCGGTTCCTCCAGTAGCAACGAATGGAGCAATTGCTGTAATGCTATTTGATGCAGAAGATGCTGTAGATGTACCGTTAGCATTAGTTGCGGTAACTGTAAATGTATAAGAAGTTCCAGCGGTTAAACCAGAAACTGTAATTGGTGAAGAACCTGTTCCAGTTAATGAACCTGGAGATGAAGTTGCTGTAAATGCAGATACTGCCTTACCGCCTGTTGCACCTGCTGTGTATGTAACAGTTGCTGATTGAACTCCAGCAGTTGCTGTTCCAATAGTAGGTGCTTGTGGAACAGTAGTTGCAGTAATGCTTGAAGAAGCAGAACTTGCATCAGATGTTCCAACTGCATTAGTTGCTGTAACAGTAAATGTATATGCTGTATTTGATTGTAATCCTGTAACTTGTACAGAAGTAGAAGATGTTGTTGCTGTGTAACCGCCTGGAGACGATAGAACAGTATATGAAGAAATTGGTGCACCGTTTGAAGCGGGTGCTGTCCAAGTTACATTTGCCGCACCATTATTAAATGCACGGGCTGTTCCTACATCGGTAGCAGAAACTGATGTTGGTACAGATGGCTTTCCAGCACCCTGAAATCCTAAACCTCTTACACCAATTTGTCTTCCACCAATAATAGGCATTTAAAACCCCTTATGCAAACTTTGTCTGTGATCCAAAGGCTGTAAAAGTAGCCGAACCTGTCTTTACAATTGTAAATGAATAAATATCAATGCTGTTTACATTGCCAGCAGCAGGTGCTACACCATTTTGCCATTTTGGAGTAATAGCATTTCCATCAATTGTTAATGCTGTTTGATAAAATGCAGGAGAGCCTTGTGTTGCAAACATTACTACTGTAATTGCATCATTAGTTGTCATGATTGTATCTAAAGATGTTGATGAACTACCACGAACATTTAGTGTCCAGTTACCAGTAGCAGATGCTGTTGAATAATATACCCCAGCAGTTAGTACATCTAGGTTTACCGTTCCTGTTGCAGCAACTGCTGTAACATTGAAACGCTCTTCTGGAGATAACAAAACGTTACCTGATAACAATTTATTTGTTAATGTTTGAGCAGTATTTAAATCTACTGTAGTTGTTGTGTCAATTGCAATTGTAGGAATTGGACCAGTACCGTTGGTTACTGTGATTCCTGTTCCTGAACTCACGGCGGTAATGTCACCAGACTCAGTAGCATTTACCCAATTAGTACCATTATAAACTAATGCCTGATTTGTGGCTGGAGATGTAATAATGACATCACTCAATGCATCCAGAGTAGTTGTTGCAATACCCTGCAATGGGAACCAAGTGTCTGTGTCTAGGTCGTAGACAAACCCTGGTTTTGGATCGGTAGTGTTAATAGTAGCCATTTTAATCTCCTCTGGTTTATTATAGCATAATCTATGCTATATCTGTGACTGACTTAATGCTCTCATATAGTTCTAGGCATTCTTGAAAACTTGGCATTTCTGCTATCTGTGCCTTTATTATATCTAATTCTGCCTTATTATTTACTGGTAGATTTATGGTTTTTCCAGAATCTAGCATTGCAAGTTTTATCTCAGAATCTGTTGGATTGGCTACTGACTCTAGATCAAGGGAGCCTTTAACCTTATCCTTTATGTACTCTAAACTAGTTGTAAATTTATTAAAATCCATTAGTGTTATTTTGTCTAAATTTTCTAGTGCCGCCCTGTAAAAACGAAGATAGTATTTAATATCTTCTTCTAACTGACCGCCAGATGGGTATTTGTGCCAAGAGGCTATACAGTCTTCTGGATTACGAAACGGTACAAATAAATGATCGTATTTTTCTATAGAAGAAACACTGTGAAAGTTAAGTCTTGGATTTTCTTCAGGGTAATACAAAGATCTAAAAGAATAATTTAAATATGTGTTACCACTGCGAGGAAATCCTGTGGTAAATAAAAAATCTTTCACTCAGGATCTTGCTCTTTCCAAGAAATTGTTTCTTCGTCCCATTTCCATAAACCAGAGTCTGGTTTATTGATTGGTGCTTTCCAAGTTTTATTTTCTTTATCTATAATCCAACTAGGGTATGGAGATGGATCAATAAATATATCTAAATCTTCTATGTATGCTGAACCGATGCCAGCAAAATTCCAACGTAAAGGTGTACCGCCTTCTGTGTGAATACCATTCCTTGTGTTGTAAGAAGTTTTAATCCAACTGCCGCCAAGATTGTCTAATAACCACTGGTACCCTTCATCGCCATTTGGGTCGTCGTTATCGCCAACAGTTACACGAATAACAATATTGTTTTCATCTAATTCTGCCCAATGACTCATCATTAACCTCCAACTTGTGCTCGTGTATAACGTACAATAACAATTCCTGAACCACCTAAGCCACCTAGACCAGCGCCTTGATTGGTTGATCCTCTTCTGCCACCACCGCCACCACCGCCTGTGTTCGCTGTTCCTGAAACTCCTGGAGTAGTAACTGGAGTGTTTGATGCTGCACCACCACCGCCATTGCCTCCTGCTCCTGAGTTGCCTGTGTCTCCTGCGCCTCCGCCACCACCAGCAAACCAGTAAGTTCCACTTACATTTTGTCCTGCTGATGCCGCTGATCCCCAAGAAGAAAATGCGGAACTTCCTGCGCCACCTGCACCACCTGTATCGCTACCGCCCACACCACCAGCGCCACCGACTGCACCAGCACCTCCGCCACCTGATGCAAAAACCACATTAGATGTGGAAGTAGGAGTGCCACCATTATTTCCTTGACCCGCAGTACCACTTCCTCCGCTTGCATTGGAGTAACTACCTGTAAAATTGCGGCGGCCACCGCCACCTGAACCACCTGCGCTACCTCCAGCACCTCCGCCAACTGCTGTGGTAAATCCTGCAATGCTTGAAGGAGATCCATTAGAACCTGCTACTGCTCCTGCTCCAACAGTTACAGCACGAGAAGCAACAGTTAGGCTTTGTGATGATAAGGATACAAGGCCTCCAGCACCTCCACCTGCTCCATTCACAGCGCCATTGTTTCCTTTGAAGTTATAAGTTTCTCCACTACTTCCCGCACCCCCACCAGCAATTATCAAAAGATCAGCAATTAGTGTACTTCCAGTAACTGCTAAAGTTCCATTACCTGTAAACTTTCTGTAGTAATAGGTTGCATCAGAAGAAAGTGTTCCACCTGTAACAACAGGTGGCGCAACAGGTGTAATGCTGTTTGAAGCAGATGAAGCCGATGAAGTTCCGTTAGCGTTAGTTGCTGTAACAGTAAATGTGTATGCAGTTCCGTTAGAAAGTCCTGAAACTGTAATAGGGCTTGAGCCTGTTCCAGTTACTGATCCAGGGGATGAAGTTGCTGTAAAGATAGAAACAGCAGCACCTCCAGTGGCATTTGCTGTATAGGCAACAGTTGCGCTTGCATTACCAGCAGTTGCAGAACCGATAGTAGGTGCTTGAGGAACTGTAGTTGCAGTAATTGAGTTTGAAGTTGTGGCAGTTGATGTTCCATTATCATTAGTTGCTGTTACGCTAAAGGTATATGCTGTGGCAGATGCTAGGCCCGTAACTGTTACGGGAGAACTGCCTGATGCTGTAAATGATGATGGGCTTGATGTTGCTGCATATGATGAAATAGTCTTGCCACCAGTTGCACCACCTGTGGCTGTAATGGTTGCTGCACCATTATTGTATGCACGACCTGTTCCAACATTTGCAGCAGTAATAACGGGTGCTTGCGGAACGGTAGTTGCAGTAGCATTTGCAGCGGTAGATGCATCTGAAGTACCAGCAGCATTTATAGCAGAAACCTTATAATAATAAATTTGTGCACTATTTAATCCAGTATCTGAATAAGTTGTTCCAGATGTTCCTGTATTTGCAACTAGTGTTGAATAAGTTGAGTTATCTGTAGATCTTTCAATTAAGTACCCTAAAATTGTTGCACCATTATCTGAAGGTGCTGTCCAAGATAAATCAATTCTGCCATTGTTATATGCTCTGGATGTACCAAAATCTGTAGCAGTTAATCCTGTTACTTGATTTGGTTTTGCAGCACCAGCATAGCCAAAGGCTCTGTTTGATCCTGCTCCACGAGTTCCTAGAAATGGCACCCTCTATCCCCCTTATGCAAACTTGGTTTGAGATGCTAATACTGTGTATGTTGCACTACCAGTTTTAATAAGTGTGATTGAATAAGCATCAATACCGTTGATATTTCCAGCAGCAGGGGCTGCACCGTTTTGCCATTCTAGGGTGACTCCAGATGTTGTTCCATCAACTGTAAAGCCAGACTGATAGTACGCTGTACCACCATTTGTTACAAGAAATGCTACAGTAAGTGATTTTCCAGTAGACATAACTGAGTTCATTGTAGTAGAACCATCTCCACGTAAATTAAGTGTCCAGTTTCCAGATGCATTTGATGTGTAATATGTAACTGCACCATTTGTTAAAACATCATAGTTTACTGTGCCAGTTGCTGCTGTTGCAGATATCGTTACATTTTCCATTATTTGAGCAATTGAAGCGGTGCCAGTAATAACTGGTGCTGTTAGTGCAGCAGATGTTAAAGTTTTGTTTGTTAGTGTTTCAGTTCCTGCAACGGTTGCAAAGTCTGCATCTGTTACGGCTGTATTGAACTGTGCAATTGTTCCTGTTACAGTATTTGAACCAAGTGCAACTGACTTATTTGTTAATGTTTGTGTACTTGTTGCTGAATCAACCCAAGCAAGTCCTGAAGTTGTTGAAGAGTTAACATTAAGAACATATCCATTTGTTGCTGCTACAGATAAAATAGTTACATCATCATTTGCTTCTCCAACAATTAAATCACCCTTTGCTGCAATAGCAGCAGTTGGAATATATGGGTTTGAAGCAATTTCTGTTGCATCTCTATCTACCCAAATAACACCAGATGTAAGAGATGTTGTTGGAGCAGAGTTTGTAAATACTGAAGTTGCAGATGTTGGTTGTCCACCTACTGTACCGTCTTCATCTACCCAAATAAATCCATCTGGAATCTC